GCAAAGTCATGCATCAACGTCGTGTCCACATAAATTCTTGCCCGTTTTAATGACGCGGTGGCCTGGCCAAGTATCTTTATTCCTGCTTTCAAAATCCCGTTGTTCCCCATCGCTCCTGCGGCAAGCGAACAGGAAAGCATCGTGATATCTGCTGTTGTCTGAGTTATCCGTCCGCCTGCCGGATTAGCGAAGGCTGTTTTTGCTGTAGGGACTGCTGGCAATGCCCCCGGCGTTGGTGTAAAGCCGTTGTTATATACCGTGCCAGCAGTAGCAGACGACATCTGAAAATAAAACCAGCCAGCCACATTACCCAGCCCGCCTGCATTTGCCGGCAGGTAGCAGTAGCCGACTGGTATCACAAAACCCGTCATCACGGCCGCTGACAGCGTAAAGCCACCAGCCGTGCCAGTAAATAGCATTCCGTTTGCTCCACCGTCTCCGGCGAATAATACAAACGGCATACCGCATACCCATAGCGGAACTGGCGCGCCAATCGCAGCAAGCTCTGAGGCGAGGTTGGTTGATAGCGGCTTTGCGCCCTCTGTCATCGTCGCCAGGTACATCCGACCAGAGTCCTTCTCGACAATGACCTTGCCAGCGTCTTCAGGGCCAATAGATAGCGCAGCACGCTGAGCAGATGTAGCAACAATACAATCGCCAGGCAGTATGTTTGCGCTCGACGGGTTATCAATATGTCTCATATCACCAAGCCTTTACCCTGTGCGGGCGGTTTGCGTTGTTATTTCTGCGATGATTGGCGTCTGGACGCTTGCCAAAGTAGCGCTCGAATTCTGCGAGCCCGCCAGCAGCGCGCGGAGAATCTTGCCGCTCGTTGTCGGGGATTGAATACGCTTTGAACGTCACCCATCCATAGAGCTTCCGGTGATGCACAGACGAGATTTCTGGCTCATCATCAGCGTCGACCATCGCCGAAGTTGGCGTTATGAAAACCTCAAGCACTAAGTCCGCGTCCGTTTCCGCCAGTCGATTCAGCGTGAGCGACTTGTCGTCATGAATAAACGCAGTCGGCCTTGCCGTCTCTGTCCGCCACCCGATAAACAAGCGGTCCTGCTCATATCTGTCTGACGGAGAAAGCCAGTAGCTCGTGTCGCCCTCGACAATGCGCGCTGTACGCACCTCGAAAATCCCATCCGCCAATTCAAGTTCCATGTCGCCAGCAACAATAGGAATCGTCACCGTTTCGCGGATCAGGCACTTCCTGATGCTGGCCTCCTCTTCCGACTCTGAAAAGAGACGGGCGAGCAGTTCATCAGAAAACAGCGGAGGGGTGCCGGTGTCGCGGTTGTCCTCTCGCCATTCGGCGGTCATTTCACCGAGATTCATTCAAGAGGTCCGAACTGATGCAGCAGATTTACAGCATCAATGCGCAGGTTTTCTGCGGACTTGCGCCGGTCGATCTTCTGATTGAAATGGCGCTGCACGAATTCGGCAATCGCATCAACGCCCATTGTCTGAATGGATACAAGAAGGTCTTGTACCTGATCCTCTTCGGTTTCCTTTTTGTCTTTCTCGACGACCGTCTCGACGGCTTCTTGCTGCTCGCCTTGCTTGTCGTCTCCATTCGCGTAGGAGTCTGTGTGACGAAGCATTTTCAGCGCCGTGGCGTCTTGCACGAGCTTGGTCTGGCCTGCGGCCCATTCTCCGGTTCCATACGTCACATCGTTACGGTACGGGCGACGGCCAATGTAAGTGATTGCTTTCATGCGTCCTCTCTGGTGGATAGCTGACGAGCGGTTATTTGCCGCCCGTCAGAAAGCCGGTTTAGGCTTGGCCGCCCTGCAGCCCACAGACAACAACATCCATGATGCCGACCGCAGAATGGTTTGCACCGGCCACAGTCAGGATCAGATACGCATCCTTGGGCAGCTTGACGGGCCGAACAGCGGTATTATTAGCGGCAGTGCGCGCCAGAGACGCAGACGAAGTGCCAGCAACGATGAAATAATCATCATCCTGCGGAACACTCGTTGAATCGACGCCATCCACATACTGAAAGCCAAGCTTGTACGTCGTACTCGAAGCGAAGGCGTCAGAAATCAACACCAGAGCGTCGGTAAGCGTCACGCCGCCAGGGATAACCCCGAAGCGCACCACGTCGGCGATAGCTACCGCCGTCGACAAACTGGAATTGACGAATACGCCAGATGCGTTCGTCTCGAACGAATACACCTGCCCCCAATTGTTGCCGAACACGCCGGTATGCGACCGCTCTTGGCCGAGAAACTTCTTGGTAACTGTTGCCATTGTGATACCTCCTTAAACGCCGGCAAGACGGACAGCGGTATCAATCACCGCCACGCCGTAGTCCGTGTATTGTTTCTCGCTGCCGTGATCGACAAGGAATCGAATCTTTGAACGGCCTCCGATTTCGCCCGCGACGTACTCGCAACGGTTGCCGAAGTCAGTGATTTCCTCGGCGGTGAAATACGAGCCTTGGCTAACCCGGTGCTTACCGAATCCCTCCGCCAGCGCCTGACCGCCGAGCAGAATTGCGCGATCCACCGCGTAAGTGGTTCCGAAAGCCGCAGGGCAAAGGTCCGTCGATGTCTCGGTCGTCGAGGTGGTCGAAGCGCACCAGTTGATCGGGTTGCCGGCATAGAAGCGGATAGGCCGAGGCTGCTTCAGGATCAGGATGTTCCGCCACAGTAGCGCATTGCCCAGGAATACGGGGTGATTCTTCGCCGATTGGCCGCGTGAAATGGCGTTGGACTGGAGCGTGCGGAAGTTGGTTGATTTGACAAACGAGTCGTACTGCTCCGCAGAAACAAGCATCACGCGCAGCGGATCGTCGGCGGCCTGCTCGTCATTTTCAAATTCGACCCCTTGCAGCGGCAGAGTCATGCCATCAAGCCACGTGGCGATGCCGTCGACGACGTCGGTATTAAAAACGTCGGTCGTGGCAATGGTGATCTCATTGCCGCTGGCGGCCACTTGCTCAATACCAGATCCCGTCGACATGAAGTGGCGATTGCGAGTCGGGGCGCGAACGGTATTGACCATCACACTGGCGAATCGCGGATCGGCCGGAGTCGGAACGCACCACTCGACGTTATCGTGATACCCGCGAGCTCCGGCCAGATGCGTCAAGCACGCCTGGTCGCTGAATCGCTCGATGGCCGAAAGCGCCTGCGTTTGTGCCAGAGTCTTGAGCTGATGAGGAGTGCGCTGCTGCGACATTGCGCCGCCAGCGTCAATCGGGAAGCGCGCTTGATTGATACGCAACCGGTCGGTGTCGAAGCTCATTGCCGAGCCGTTACCTTGCGCGACCGCGTCACCCATAATCGGCACGGCCTTGATAGGGTTGATAAGGTCAAAAGTCACCTCGTCGCCAGCGCCACGGCTCAGTTCTTGAACGCGAACAATTGGCTTTTTGTTGGTCGAAGCCATACGGATGTTGCCGCTGGCATCTTCCTGTTTGCTCATTTTGCCGGCCATGCGATTCAAGCCGGTCTTGCGCTGCATCGCTGCGGCGAACAGGCCAATGGATTGGATTTTTACCTGCTGGTCCGATCCATAGGCAATATTGGTATTGCTCATGTGAAACTCCTTTGATTAGGAAATGCCCGCCATCGCGGCGGGGAATGCGGTTGTTGCTAAGAAACGATGGTGCGATTCATCAGCGCCAGGATTTTCTCGCGCGGCAAATCCATCATCTTGTCCTGCAGGGCTTGCGCCGACATGCCGGACATCGCTTGCACTTCGTCTGTCGCCGGAGATGCTGCCGACGGAATAGATGACATGCTTGTTGGCACTCTTGACTTGGCTCCGGCAATCGCCTTTTCTGCCGCTTCCTTTGCGGACCGTGACGCTTGCTGGCTTGTGGTTCCTTCAGGCTTGGTTTGATACATTGGAGCAAACGTCTTGACGGATTCGGCAAGCGCCTCGTGCATCGGGGCGCCTTCTGCAATCAGCGCGTTCCGGTATCGAACAACCTTGCCGATCGCATCCTGGTTTGCCAACGCAGACTGGCTGTCAAGGAATGGATAATCCTTGGCCGCCTGCGCAGCAACTGCATCGAGCGCCGATTGCGCTGCCGCTTCGCGCGCCCGCTGGTCCCTTGCCTCAAACTCTTTCGAGATTTCAGCGCGCGACTTACTTTGCGCGTCTTCAGCGATAAGCCGGTGCATGTCGGCAATGAGCCCTTTTAGCTTGCCTGGCTCATCCAACAGCAACGCATCTTCGATTTCCTGCCGAATCTCGGCTAGTTTGTCGTCGAGCGTCGGCTCGTTGCTCTCCTGCGCCTGTGGTGCTGCAGGCTTTTTCAGCGACTCGATAAGCTCGCTTTGTTGCCTGACAATCTCCTCAAGACGCTTAGCCGAATCGCGTGCAGACTGCAATTCCTCGAACGGGATCGTATGCTTCCCGTCTTTTGCCAGAACGGCAGGTTGTTCGCTGTCTGCGGCCTCTTCGCTGTCATCGTCTGCAGCATCATCGTCTTCCGTTTCGTTGGCGTCGGGCGACTCGCCTTCGGTTTCGCCCTCAATCGTCTCGCCGTTGGCTAACAGCATGCGATCTTCGTCGGATAGAGCGTCAAATTGCTCCGGGTTTGCCTCAAAAAATGCCAAGTCTCGTGGTGCCATGTTTCTTCGCTCTCCATCAATGGAGTTTCTTGCCGTCTCGGCAAGCTCTCAATCACATATCGCTTGTGCTGCGCGGGACGTGTGAGCGGGTACAAAAAAATGGCGGGCCGATTTCTCGACTCGCCTCGTGATAATCCAGCTACGGGATTTCAGCGCCTCCCGGCGCCACATCAGCGGCTTCCCGCCGAATTCTTTTACCAGTCCATCCAGACAATATTTGTTGCGCCGCTGGCGGCCATAACGCGCACCCCTGACACCTCAAGCTGCGTGCCTGCAGGAACAGCGGCAAACGTCACCGCCGCACCGTCTATTCCGGCCTTGACCACCACGGACCCGGTGCCGCCGATATACAGGCGCCTGAACTGCAGTTCTGTACTATCGCTCGGGGTAACGGAGCCGTAGCGTGTGGCGGACCTGTTGACTGTTACATGACTCATGCGGGTATTCCTGTTTCAATGCCGGCATTCATGCCGACCTCTGGATTCGGAGGGAACAGCGGGCTAGTATTCTGCGGCACTTCGACGGATGGAACCAAGGCAGGCATTGCCGGAATTGCTGGCGCCTGGTTCGCGTCGACAAACCCGGCTGACCCTAGCATGTCATCAGCGACCGGCGCAATCGGCGGATTCTGCGCGATAAGGTTCGCTGCGTTCGTCGAGCTGAAGAAACTCTCGACGTTTTTGCCGACAACCTCAGCGACAATCTTCTTAATCTGCGCCTCTATCAGCGGCTGCTGCTGTTGTATCTTGGCCATGTCGATGTCGTAGCGCGACTTCGCCAGCGCATCTTTGACCGCCGCGTCGATTTGCTGCTGTATCTGCTCAGGCGTCGGCGCTTGGCCTTGCTCTTTCAAAGCTTTGATCATTTCAGACTGGTGCGGAACGTCCATAAGCGCAAGCAGGAACGGCAGCATAATCTGCTGCAAATTCTGCGGCACCGATTTGAATGCCTCACTCATTGATGCGAGCTGCTGCTGCTTGTACGTCGTTGATTGCGGAACATCGTTCAGGCCGACTTTGAGGCGTACGCGCTGCACGTCATTATCGAGATATTCAAATCCCGACTCGTCGCATACGCGGCAATTCAGGCGGATTGTGCGATCCTGCGAAATGCCTTTACCGTCGATGAATACCGTCTCTTCTTTGCCTGCCATGTCTTCAATAATCATCGCGACAAGCAATTCTCCAACAGCGGTGCGCGCGGCCTTGAAGTTATCCATCATATCAGCGAGAGACTGATTGCTCTGCTCAACCTGAGAATTGAACTGAATGCCGCTTGTCGCCGAGCCTGCCTGGCCCTCAAACTCGTTGTAAATGCCGCCGGTCCTGCGCAGCGCGGCTCTCGTGTCCTCAAGCCTGCGGAATTGCTGCTCTGTGAGCTGCAGGTCTGTCTTGACCTCGAAAATACCGCCAGCGGCCATTGCGTCAGCGTCGAGCACAATATCAGCATCTGGCCGCGCGACCTCTTGCCGAAATTGCTCATCATCCCCAACAACAGCGCCAACGGTGCGCGTCACCCTGCGCGCGCTCATCATCCATTGTGATTTGCTGTGCAGCGCATTGATCTGGTCCTGCAGGTAGATCATTCCCCTGGCAAGGCCGAACGGCGCCAGCGTGCGGTCCTCTCTATACCCCCAAAACAGCACATAGGGGAATTGGCCGTGCGTGTATGGGCTTGGCATGTCTGCCAGTTTGTGAGGCCCCATCCACCACGACATGCGCACGCGCGACACAATCGCTTTTTCAGGCTTCACGATTCCCTGAGCGATCGCCGCAATATGCGCGGGATTCTTTTTGTCCAGCTCGACGACGCGACTGTCTGGCATGCGGAGCACGTGCACGCTCTCCCACCGCCGATACCAGCACTCAGTCAGCGCTACGCGGTTGCGCTCGCGATCTCGCCAGTGCGACTCCTCGATTGACGACTCTCGCTCTTGGTCTTGTGAGGTAAATAAGTCTGGCAGGCTGCCGCCGAGATTTGAGCTGAACTGATCAATCCCGAGGTTAGTCCATCCAGACGCGGCGTGCTTGATTAACTCCTCTTTGCCATCGAAAATCTGTTGAGGGATACGCTTGTCGAACCACTGGCGCCGGATGACAAAGCGCGCATTCGACAAATCAGGCTTCGCGTGCCAGTCCCAAAATACCTCATTGCGAGGTATTGCCTCGACTTTGTACGGGAATTTGAAAGGGTCCTCTTCCCGGCCGACAAACACGCACCCGAGCCCGACACCTATCTGCGACTTGAACGCATCGCTGCACGCTGTATCTGCGTGCGACCGGCCCTCTGCTTGATGAAGTTTGAAATTGATCGCGTCCGCAACGTCGTCGGAGTCGTCTACAGTTTCCGGTGTGACCTTCCAATCTGCGCGATTTTTGACCTCCATCCCGAGCACGGACGCAATAACCGGACCCATCAGCGGTTCGATGGCTGGCGGAATGCCTAGCGCCTTCATGCGCTGCAAAATCTCGCTGTCGATCTGGTTGCCGTCGATATAGTCAGCTTCGCGGTCGGCTTTTGTGCGCCATGGCGGCTGATCCTCGATTTCCACGAGGAAACCTGTCAGCTCGTCCAGAGAAAGCTCTTGAGTGCTCAAAATCTACAATCTCCAGCTTGACGGTGATCTACGCGGCTGTACTGTCGTCTTCTCTGCGACGATTCCGCCAAAAAGCTCTGTGAACGCCCAAACAACAGCATCAGCGCGGTTCGGTGAGTTTTCGCCCACAAACCCATTAACCGTAAACGCTGCCAATTCCTCTTCAAGGTCGGGATAAAATCCAACGTGGCGAATTCTTCCCTGCTCATACAATGCTGCTATTGGCTCGGCTCTAACTGATTTGCTGCGAGACGCGGTAACGGATTTGTACGGTGTCCTTGGCCTAGCCGTGCGAATAACGTGCTCCACCATCGCCCCGCCAAAATTCACCTCGCCGACGATGATATTTGCCTGAAAGCGCTCAAAGGCGTCAGTAGCGACCTTGCCCCACGTCGCAGGTCCGGCTTTCACGGTCAAATCAGCAAGCAGGTAGCCGTTTCCATCAATCCCAAGACCGGCAACCGCTATACCGATTGCGTCGTTTTCTGCGTTTTCTGTATCGCCAGAGCCAGATGGATCAAC